CACCTTCAAAGGTTGCCCCAAACTCTAAGTCTTACGGTAGTATCTGTAATATCACCGTTAGCCGCAGCGTTTGTTCCATCCATAGCGGTAAATAGTAGTGCAATACTGCTATTACTCTCATATGCGCCTGTTGCTGATACTTCAATATCCACATCATAAGTCGCTGGAAGCGAATTACCTGTAATAGTAGCACAAGTAATGCTATCTAGCCCTAATGATGTAGCAGTTATTACTTCTCCACCACTTGTTGCGGTAGTTACTACAATATAAGCGTCAACCACATATTCATCTCCAACCACTTTAGGTTTAGTAAAACCTTTATGGTCTGCTAATAGGGTTACAGTGTGTGCCAATTAAAACACCTCACTTACCTATTGCTTGGAAATAAACTATATCGCCACTAACACAGTGTATTGCTACATCACCGCTTGATAGCGGCAAATCAGCATTAATAACTGCCGCAGCCGCTTCTTCTGCACTACCCTTGTGAGTAAATACTAGAGAATCAACGCTATCAAGCCCTGTTTCGATATTTCCATCTGTTGAATCAGTAGTGGTTTGTCCACATACAATTCTTCTGTTTCCTTCTAATTTCATGTCTAAGTGTATTACTGTTGCAAATGCCATAATTCATCATCTCCTTATTTTATCTCCATTAACCTCAAAGAAGGTTTGTAATCTTCCCCTGCCCCTTAAAGTAGGAACAACCAACTTCAGCAATTGTTCGGTATAGAGCCTTGTTTCCTAGAGTTCCTACACCAAATGGGTTTCCGTTAGAAATACCATCCTCAAAGTATTGAGTAGGCTTCATTACAGATAACCAAAGATGGTCGGTATCTAAGAATAGCATATCACTGATACAAGATGAATTAACACCTGTTGATGGCATAGCCGCAACAGGAATCAAAGGAATGTCGTAATAGGTTGAAACTCTAAATCCGACTTCTTGACCCTTTACACCCCTAACTCCATTAACAGTTGGAACAATTTCCTTTCTATCCATGAAGCGTTCTTGAGCCTGTAACAAATCAGATAGAGTCTGAAGAGTATCATATCCTGTTAGAATAACCTTTGGTGAACCACCAGCAACTCTCAAATCTCTAATCATGTTATTTAGAACAGTTAGAGTCAATTGGCGAGCATCTGCACTTGCGTATGTTGCGCCAAAAGATACTTGAGAATCAAGGAATGAGTCGTTATCACGGTCTGAACCGTAAATGTGACTTACTGCTGTTGTTGTAGCGGAACCCAAAAGATTTGCAGTTGCCATAGCATCTAATTCATCTTCAGAGCAAATAACCTTGTATAGAGAAGTATAGTTTCTTTCAATATTTGCTACGGTTGTAGTTGCTACTGCTGAACCAGCATCATAATTCTCTAATGGCATTACCAGCATAGCGTTTTGAACCTCTGCGTGGTGCTTACCCATATCTTCACGCAATTGCGCTCTAATATCGCCAATACCGTCATCAATTTGTGCCATTTCCATAGCCAATTCGCTGAAATCAAATTGATGAGCAACGATTTTTGGACTTGTATATAGCGTAGTATATGTTGGTGCAATTGGGCCAAGACCGTCAGCCGCAGAAGTTAATGCCGCATTTTCCGGTACACCACCAATTAGGTCTGCTCTAAGTGTTGAATCTCCTAATTTAGCCAAATCAGTGTTACCTGTAACTCCGATACTTAGGGAATTACCGCTACCACCGGCAGGTCTATCCGAAAGGACTCTCCAACCGCTTGAAGTATATGGTCGCTTTGAAATAACTGATAGAGCGTTACATTCTCTATTTAGCATAGACCAAACCTTTTGCCCGTATATTTGAGCATAAAGATTACCATTAATACCGGTTGTTACAGTATGGTTTGTTCCATCATGTGTGTCATGTCCTACATGAATACCGCTAATTCCGCCAGCAGCCTTCAATAATTGATTATTGATGCCTGTATGTCCGGTCATTCCGTATGTTTGTGCTTCTAAATCTGCAATAGTGTTAATATATCCTACCATCTTAAATCACCTCAAAAGTGTCCTCCGGCCATTTTATGAATGTCCGACCAATTCATTTCAGCCAATTCATCCATTGTTGGGAGTTTAATTTGTGCCTCTTCTTGAGCCTTTAGGATTGTTTCCTTTTCAGCCGTCAAAGACTTTCTTAGTGCAGTAAATTCTTCCTTTAGAGAAGCAATTTCGCTTTGTGCATCATATTCAGCCTTAGCGATTAGGTTCTCTCTTGTGGAAGTTTCAGCCGCAAAGCGTACTTCAAACTGCTTTTGGAGATTGTCGTATGCTAACTTTTCAAGTTGTTCTTGACGGAAAGCCTCATAAGCCTTCTCAATGTTACCAACTGACAAATCAAGAGTTTCTAGTTCGTTATTGTCAAAAGCCTTTACAACAGGCAAATCGCTTGCCTTTGGCTTTCCGTTCTCAATAACGATTCTATTTGCAGGTTCGCCAATTTCGACACCTGCACCATCTAATGTTGGAACATAGGCTTTGTTGGATTCATCCATGTATTCACCCTTTTCTTCGGCCATCATGCTTTCTTCTTCATCATCCATGTACTCGCCGCCCATTTTTTCTTCCATCATAGACTCTTTATCCATTTTTTCGTCCATTTCTTCTTCCTTACGCAAAGTATTAACCTCTGCCATAAGTGCGTCTAATTCTTCTAGTGCTTTTTCTATTTTACTCATAGTATCACCTTTTTTCTTTTTGTCTTGTTTTAGAATATCAAACCTTGCTTCAGGGTTAATTCCTTTTTCACAGATAGTTACCTCATGTAGTTCTAGTTTGCTTATCTCATTAAATTCGCCTAATTCTGGATTACTTTTCTTTACCTTTTGTAATGCCTGTCCTCCAATGCTAAACGACCTTAATGAACCTTTTCTGATGCCTCGATTTATTTCTTTGGCTTTTTCTATATCATCTCTTAACTTAATTACAACAAAGAATCCAACATCATCAACTTCTGTTTTCCATAATTTCCCTGTTTTATCTCTATATGATTCAACTACTTCTCCAACTTGAACATTTGAATGATTTGTCATTACATTTCTAAACTTGGGGTTCTCCATATATTTCTTTACTGCTTCATTAAGAGCCTTGAGAGTGATTAAATCATTTTGTTTATCAACGATTTCAATGCTTGCATATCCTCCAATCATCAAATTATCGCTTTTTAGAATCCTGAAATCATGGGAGTTATTTGTCATCACCGCAGAAGTCATTCTTCCTCACCCCTTCTAACATTAGTTTGGTATATAAAGGACACCTAATTTTCTCTTGGAATAGGCGTCTTGCTGTACTTGTCCTCGTAAATGTTCCATTTTCCGGTATCGCTCTCGGTATCAGCAGGTTCCTGTTTGTAGCCCGTCCATGCTAACCACATTGGCGTATTATCAACAGGAATTAATCTAATATGCAATTTAGTTTCAAACTTATTGCCTTCTAGGAAATATTCATGGTAGCCGTCTTTTTGCACACCAAGTTCAATATTACCAGAATCAATAACTTTTCCTCTTTCAATGTTCTTTGATACTTCAGCAGGGTATTTACCAGCCGCACCGAACAAATCAAACAACTCTTCTTCATCTTCTATATCAATAGTCCAATTCAGTATTTCTTTTCCTAATTGTATAGATAAGTGAATATTATTATCTTCTCTGTTATATACTTTGAATTTACCTGTTCTGTATTCTTTAGGAGTCTTATATGCTTTTAACATAGCATATTTATCTGAAAATTGTGAACCCATCATACATTGATTGTATTCATCAATCATCTTTTGTTCTTCATCAGATATAGGAATACCAAGTTCTTCCGCATTTTGTATTATATAAACTTCTATAAGATAATCACAATCTTCATCATTTATGAACTCTTCAATATCTTTTATTTCTTCTTCTAATGTTTCTGCATATTCTAACTGTGGATTCTCTTTTTTTCTATCTTCAGCAAAGTTTTTCCAAGAACCAAAATCGGCAAGCCTCGCTTCATAGTATTCTCTTTCCTGTTCAATGAGTTTTTCTTTGAATATCTCACAACAATCTCCCTCCATCGAAGAATCAACATCAATTGTGACTATTTTTTCTCTTTCCTCTCTTTCTTCTTTTTGAGAATCTAACTTCATTTGTCTTTGAGGATTTAATACCAATTGTCTTTTGTAAACAAATGATTTTCTAATCTCTTCTGTTTCTGCTAATTTAACATCAGGTGCGGCATGTAATTTATTGCCTATCATTTTAATATGTTCTCTTTCTTGCGCCCAAGAACCTAACTTCTTTTCTTTTGATTCTAAGACATCTTCATATGTTTCCGGCATTACTTTCTTCAAATGCTGATGAACTTCTTTTACTGTTCTATCTCCCCTTTCTTGTAAGAAATTAACAATAGCAACAGTTAATTCACCCTGTTTTGTTTTCATTATTTCTTCAGCCTGTGCTTTCCACATATCAATATCTGCTAAAGCATTCTTAGACATTAAATTATTCTCTTCAAAGCCATAGATAACGAAACCGCTTGTATCATATTTAATAATCGCAGTAGTTTCTCCATGAATATGGTCTGTAACCTTTACTCCTTTTTTGAAGGCTTCGACATTATAATTCAAAGACTTCTTAGTATCTTGAGATAATAACTCAAGTGTGACTAATTTATCGGGATGCTCGACTTCAGGTATTTCAATAACTTTAGCGGAGAATAGACTATATCCTTCTCCTTTCTTTTTGACTTCATCAACCTTTACTCTAATAATATCGCCAATGTCCACAGCAACCTTTGTATTCAATGCTTTTCCAACATTTAGATACTTTCTTTTATCTATTTCAACTAGGCCATTCATTTCTTCAAGAATAGGGCCAACACCGACAGTATAAGAATAAAGATTACTCTTTGTCTTTTTCTTGTCTAATACAATAACATCTAAGTCCACAAACTTTTTCATCTTAATCCATTTAGGATTCTTTTTAGTACCAAGATAATAAGTTGATGTAGCGTCTTTAATCACTACTCCTTCAGAAGTCGGCATTTCCATAATAGCCTTAGCATATTCTTCTAAGTCTTTTAGATTATCAGCCTGTCTTGTATCTTTCTTTGATGGGAAATTCAAATATTCAGATGATTTAGCCGCATAATTATTAAAGAGAATAGTCATTCTGTTTTCTAATTCTTCATCAAGTAATGTCTGAGATTCATGTCGCATAATGTCAAAGACATGACACTTCAACTTAGCATCCTTGTATTTACCTTTGAAAACATGAGCAATTGTATCAGCACGATGCAAAGGCTCATCATCATCAAATAGAATTAATTCAGCATCAAAGATACAGTTACCGTACTCTTTCTTTCTAAGTTCTTTAACTATTTCTTTACATTTACTTGTGATGTCTTTTTCATTGTATGAAAATACTTTGATATTATTGTCTATTTTTTGTAATTGTATTCTCATACCATCATACTTTTCTTGTATATACCAATTACCGCTAAATCCTTTCAATTCATTAATATCATCTATTTCAAAGATACGATACATTGGTTTGTTTGGAATAATGAAATCACTAACAGATTTTTCCTTTTCAGACTTAGTTTCAGACTTTTGCATGTTAATATCTTTTAGGTCTTTCCATTCTTCCTTTTCATGTTGTGAGAAATAAATTAACTCTAACATATCAAGGGCAGCCTTTACTTTCTTTTCGACCTTCTTTGAGTCTTTTCCATCCCCGTAATGCTCAATAATATACAGGGCTATATCGTCCACCTCTAGGTCAAGTCCCATAAGACCCTCCGTAATTGTGTCCGGTTCCATGTCTTTAATGCTCAAAATGTCAGGAGATAGGGCTTTATTATCTTCCCTCATAGCATAATGCACAAATTTAAGCATTGTTTCAGGATTATCTAATAATTCTTCAAGAACACTCCCTTTGAACATTTCAGCAAAGGGGTCGGCTATAATCTTAGAAGTATATCTAACCAACTTTATTTTTTCAAATAGATTCTTGGCTTTAGATGAATTAGGGTCTTTTACTTCTTTATCAGTAATTTCTTCTTCTCTGAGAAAGTTTTTCAACTCTTTACCTGCGGCATCTAACTCATCAAATGACTCTTCTATCAATTCAACTGCTTTACGCCAGCGACCCGAATACTCATCGGGGTCATGTATTGCTGAAAGATAGGCAACTCTTGTTTTTTCAAAAAGACGCATCAGTTCCACGGAGGGCTGTTTGTCTTTTTCAATAGAGCCTAGTTTCAATAATACCACCTCAATTAGCGGTATTGTCTTTTACTTCCAAGCAAAGGTTGTGTTTTCTTAGGCGGGAATGGGCCTAGTTTTTGACCTAATCTAGTCAATCTTCTTAGCATAGACTGATACTTCTGCTCAAAATCCTTTTGACTCATTTGCCCACTTCTAAGCATTTCTTCTAGTCTATCCAAATCCTTTCTTGTATCTTCTAAATCAGCCGCAGCCATTTCTGCTCTTTCTCGATTAAGAACAGGATTGTCCATCATTTCATCATATTCTTTTAGAATAGATTTCATAATTGATATTCCTTTCTTAAATGAAGTTTCTTCACCTGCAAAGCCATGCTCATTTGCTGGCCCTTTATTTGCTTCAAACTTGGTTGTATCTTTTTCAGCCTTTGGTCGCTTTAATTTAACGACTTCGGACTTATCATCCACAGGGCTTCTATTATTATCATTTAACGATAAGTGAAGTAATTCCTTTACTTCTCTTGCTTTTGCGATAACCATACTAACTAATCTTTCTTCTCTTGTTACTCTTTCAGGCATTTTAATTGCCTCCTGCTTGTTCAACCATTTTGTGAATATCAGACCATTCCATCTTTGCTATATCTGATGTGGTATTGCCGACTATTCCTGATATGTCGGGGGTTGGAGTATTAGCAACAACAAAACCAGACTTCATTAATAGATTGTCTTTGTTATATACTGCTTTTTCAAGACTCTCCACCTTTTCAGTTAGAGCCTTGATTATTACTAATAATTCTTCGTTAATTGATTTTTCTTCTGCCATCATATCATCTCATTTTACTTGCTAAAACAAATGGTGGATTACCTTTGAATACAGTTACCTTTTCTTTAGTGTTTGGATTAAAAACATAACCTATTGCCATTAAAGCAGTTGTCGGTGCATCTGCATCATTTACCACTTCAAATCTTTTTGTCCACATTGGGAGTTCTTTTAATATATCTTGCCATGTCATAGAAACTCACTGTCCAATTTTTCTTTTTCTCTTTTATATTCTTCTTCAGAAATTTTCATGTTTAGTAAATCATCAAGAAGTTTTCCTAACTTTTGTTTGTACTCATCTTCTTTTAGAATGGTTTTCCAAGACATAAACATTACTCCTTTTTACCTTTAGGATAAATCAAATCTCTTAATTGGCGATAGAGCAATTCATACTCTTTACGAAGTTTCGTAGCGGTTGCCACTATATCAATATTCCTTTCGTCCATTGATTTCATTTTCTTGTTTAACTTCTTATCTGATTTCATTAGGTCTAATTGCCTAAGAACAGATATTAGTTCACCTAATTTAGTAAAGTCTTGTCCAAAAAATTCAGTTGGTTCTGCTGCTTGTAAAGTCTTTTTAAGTTTCTTTCTTGCTTTAGCATCCATTGAATCTAAAATCTCTTTGGGAGAATCTTTTTTCTCTTCTTTGAGAATAAAATCTTCTCCATCTCCATAAAAGTCCCAAGTCATATTAATCCCTCAAGGTGTGTATTCTCCATAGTCGTAATCATCTTCGCCTTCTTTGATTCTTTCTTCATAAGCGTCCATATCAAACTCTTCTGCTCTTGGAGTATCTTTAATCCTGCCTTCTTCATCTCTTTCAAACTTAGGAACTTTTATTTTCCCTGTTCGGGTAGCATGTGTTGAATCTCTTCCAGACATTTCTCTTGCTTCATCATCCTTTTCTTTTTGTTCATCAAGCAAAACCTTTAGAAGATTATCTAATTCATTCATGTGATTATCTATTTTTTCGACATTTTCATCGAACTTACCTCTAAGTTTTTCAAGACTATCTATTTCTGTATAACTAATATCGCTGACGCCTTCAAAACCAATACCGGAGGCATCTATTCTTAGAGTTTCATTATCTTGTAAAGACCATTGACTGAATGCCTGTTCTATGGTATCATCTAATTCTTCACTTTGTTTTGTTATTTTCTTAGAAATGCGCTTTAGGTTAATTAAAGGAACTAACATATCCGAGAATACTGCTTTAATTTCTCCAGATATTTTACCGCCTAAATCTTCATACAATCTTTCCACTTTACCCATCGCTTTTCTTAATCTAGCCAAAGGAGAAGAAATTCTTTCTTCTGTTTGTAAAATAGTTTGTATTTTTTTGTATTTGGCTTCTTCTATTTCAATATCCTTTTGTAACTCTTCTTTCAGTTCATCAATATATTTTTCTTTATTATTTTTAATATCTTCAATTAGTTTTTGTGTTTCAGCAATATCTAACTTACCTTTGAAAGAGGATAAAGTTCTAAAGGAATCAGAAAGTTTTCCGATTTTTCTAGCAACCAAAGAATCTAAATCATCTTCTAATTCTTTTAGTTCTTTAATTCTATCTGAATAATACTCTCTGTTTGTTTTATTAGTGGAAATTGTTTTTCGTAATTGTTTAATTATTTTTCTGACCTTTTCAAATCTATATGTATCTTTAGGGATTTCTCCCATCAAAAACCTTTGAGTATCTTGAAGTTCTCTTTTTCTTTGAGCAGGGTCTTTTTTAGTTGCAGGTTGCCTTCTGTGTCTTTGAATATGCGCTTGTTCTAAAACATCAACAATGTCATATTTTTTCAAAAACTTCTTACTAAGAATCCTATCATATTCTTTTTGAATATCATCAACAAATATGGCCTTTCTCATATCATCAGTTACTTTTCTTTCTTTTCTATTATATTTTATGGGTATTAGAACATTTTTATATTTATTTTCATCTCTTAATAGTTTTTTATATTTATTAACAAGATAACCTTTATTTTCCTTTAGGTTAGTTAATAACCCAATAACTTCGTTTGATTCAGACCTATTATTACCAAATACTTGATATTCTGCCAGCCTCTTAACTTTTAATTCTTCATCTTTAATTTCAAGGTTAATTTTTTCAATTAAGTTATTTAATTCAGGAATCCAGCCCTTTGCTTGCTTTAGAGAATCATAAGCCTCATTTAACTGTTTTTTTCTTTTTAATATATCACTTTCTTTAGCCGCTTCTAGTTTCTTTTGGCGAGCAGATGTTCTTCCAACAGTTGAACCTAAATCAGCCTGTTCTTCAGCAATACCTTCTTCTAATTGAGTTTCTTCTTTTCCTCTCTTTTTGGACGCTTTTAACTCTTCTCGGAATTCTTTGATTTTTTCTTT